AAAGTTTTGCCAAGAAAAAGCAATCTATAATGCTATCATGGACAGTATTCAGATCCTGGATGGCAAAGATCAAGCACGGGGCAAAGGAAGTATTCCCACTTTGCTATCTGATGCTTTGGGGGTTAGTTTCGATCCTCACATTGGTCATGATTTTTTGGATTGTTACGCTGATCGGTATGATTTCTATCATCGTGTCGAAAAAAGAATCCCCTTCGATCTTGAGTATTTCAACAAGATCACTAAAGGTGGATTGCCGCAAAAGACCCTTAACATTGCTCTTGCAGGTACTGGCGTCGGCAAGTCTCTGTTTATGTGTCATGTGGCTGCTGGTTGCTTGGTTCAAAACTACAATGTTCTATACATTACTCTAGAAATGGCTGAAGAGAAGATCGCTGAAAGAATCGACGCCAATCTTCTCAATGTTTCTATGGATGACCTCATGAACATGCCGAAAGACATGTATGAGAAGCGCATGGGTAAACTCCAGGGTTCTGTCAAGGGTAAGTTGATCATCAAGGAATATCCAACCGCTTCTGCGAATCCTGCTCACTTCCGTGCATTGATTAACGATCTTGCACTGAAGAAGAACTTCCGTCCAGATATTATCTTCATTGACTACCTAAATATTTGCGCATCGTCTAGAATTAAGGCAGGTGCGAATGTAAACAGTTATACTTACATCAAGGCTATCGCCGAAGAACTGCGCGGTCTTGCGGTGGAGAATAATGTCCCGATTGTTTCTGCAACTCAAACAACTCGTTCAGGGTTCAGTAACTCGGATCCTGGACTCGAAGATACTTCTGAATCGTTCGGTCTACCTGCGACTGCTGACTTTATGTTTGCTCTTGTTAGCACTGAAGAGTTGCAGCAACTTAATCAGTTACTCGTCAAGCAACTTAAAAATCGTTATAACGATCCCAACCTCCATAAACGATTTACGATTGGAGTTGACAGAGCCAAGATGAAGTTGTACGATCTTGAACAGAAAGCCCAAGATTCAGTGATGCAGGAAAACAACTCAAAGCCAGCCTTTGATCGTGGTCGAAGCACAGATAAGTTTAAGAATCTAAAAGTATGAGAATTATGAAGGATGTGCATAAACGCCAAAAGCAGATTGCTGACTTAATTGATAATTGGGTTGGCGAAAAAAGAATTGCACCTCTGATTCGTAAACTCAACAAACTTTTTGAGAAGGATAAAGTTGTATTTGCTTCCAGTCGATACGATGAAAAGTATTATGCAGATTATCCAATACTTGTTTCTGGTTTATACCAGTCTCGTTTTATGGGTATCCCCGACTGCATTTACATCTATCTTAGCCTTCCATCTGATAAACTGTCAGTGACCATGACACCAAAGGGTGCTAAAAATTTGTCAGTCAATGTCACCAAAGTGCTTTTTCATGAGCTGCGTCATCGACAGCAAAACATCAAGAGAAAGTATAAAATTACACCTGCACCATATAAAGTAGAAGATGTAGAACGCGATTATCAGATGATGTATCTGGGTTCGACTGATGAAATAGATGCTTATGCATTCGAAACAAAGTTCGATAATGTTGCGCTAAATAAATTACGAAAAGCGCATACGATTGGCTGGAGAAATTCTGAAGCCATCTTTATGTATCGCAAAAACTTTCGGGATCAAGATCCTAAAGTTTGGAAAAAGTTTTTAAAGAAGGTTTATAAAAATGGCAGATAAAACGGCACTCCAAGAAGCAGCCCAAGCGTTATTCTGTGCATTAGCAGATTATTTGGGACATAGAGAATCAACAAAAGTTTTTGATAAAAAAGTTTATAAGACTTATGAAGATTTCACTGCCAAATATAATCCTCCTGGACAAAAAAATATAACGCAAGTTATAAAAGAAGCATATAAAACTAATGTGAATACGCCTGGAGTTTCTTTAGCAGACATTGAAAAGTTTTTAATTTCTGATAAAACTTGGTTTCATTCCTCTATGCATATTGCAAAACAGGTTTTAGTAGAAGTTGGTAATATCAATCAAAAATTCAATAGAATTAAAAATGTCAACTGGAGTAATATCATTTATGTTCGTGGTGATGATGAAGTTATGGGTAATATCCAAACTCTATTTTCACGAGCAAATAAAATCTTAAAAGAAGTCGAAGGTCCATCAAAAGCATTTGGTAATATTAATAAGTGGAGTCCAGCAGATATTTACTTTGCAACCCCAGTAGCAAAAAAAAAGTTGGCTGTGGCAGTTTCAAAACAGCCAAAAATAACATTTGAAGAACTTAATGGAATGATCTCAGGTATGATTGATTCTGCAGATCTTCTTCCACTTTCTTTAAAGAAGCAAACAGGAGAGGTTGAAGTTGTTAAAGTTAACTTTGAGGGTGGTGGTGAACTGCCATATATATTTGCAGGCATTGGTGGTAAAGCAGAAGATGCAAGATCATTAGTTGTGGAGATAAGTAAGACCGATAAATCTACAGATATTGTGATTCGTCATGATGCTTCGACAGGCACATTTTCTGGTGGAACATATAAAATGGAAATACGGTCAAAGGGTGGGGCGCGAGGTGGTTCACTCTCAGGAAATAAAATAATTGACGTGGCAAAATCAGTTGATTCTCAATTTGGTAATAAATTAGAATTATCTATGCAAACAGCTAAACGAGGTTTTGCAGAAGAAGCAACAAAAAAATTAAAAGATCTTAAGAAAGAACCAAAAGATTCTCCAGAAGGTATTCGATACAGAGAAATTAGAAATGATTTGAGTAAAAAGTATTTTACTGATTCTGGACCAAATAAAGAGATAAAAGATTATCTTGTGAGTAATGCGCGCAGTGGAAAATCAACTAAATTAATAAAATCATTTATAGTTGCTGCAGCATCTGGAAGTGATTACTCAGCGAAATATGTTATTGCAAAATAATTGAGGTTTTATGACTACATTTGTGACTGGTGGATTGGGGTTTATTGGTTCTAATTTTGTAATCTCCCACCTTAAAAAATATCCTTCGGATGAGATTGTCGTCCTCGACAATTACTCTTATTCTGCAAACAGCAGTAATCTAGATAAATTTTATGATGACTGGCGATTGCAAGTCAAGAGAGTTGACATTCGCAATCTTCAATTTTTGGAGCACATGTATTCCAGCTATGAACCAGATATTATTTTCCATTTTGCGGCTGAGTCTCATGTTGATAATTCTATCCGTGGTGACGATGACTTTCTTAGCACCAATATTAACGGCACCCATAACATTCTAAAGTGCATCAAGAAATATGGCGGCAAGTTAGTCCATGTTTCTACTGATGAAGTTTATGGAAGTCTTGGTCCAGATGATCCTTCGTTCAGCGAAACAACGCCATACGACCCACGCAACCCATACTCTGCAACTAAAGCAGCCAGCGACCACCTAGTTCGCTCGTATGTAAACACGCATAACCTAGAAGCAGTTGTAACTAACTGTTCGAATAACTATGGTCCTCGTCAGCACAAAGAAAAGTTTATTCCAACAATCATTCAACATATCAAAAACAACACACCTATTCCTGTTTACGGTAATGGTTCTAATATTCGTGACTGGTTATTTGTTGAAGACCATTGCGATGCACTTTTAACTATTGGCGAAAACTTTAAGCGTGGTGAACGGTACAACATTGGTGGTGGATTTGAGTGTGACAATCTAAGCATGGTATCTATGATTTTGGATATCATGGGCAAGCCACCAGAAACACATAAAAACTGGATTAATTTTGTGGATGATCGAAAGGGTCATGATTTGCGTTATTCGATGGATTCAAGTAAACTTAAAAATGAACTTGGATGGGAAGCAAAAACAAATATATTTGATGGTTTGAGAAAAACTGTGGAGTGGTATCTATGAGAAAGGGTATAATTTTATCAGGTGGAATGGGCACTCGTTTGTACCCATGCACCGAAGTGACTTCGAAACAATTACTGCCAGTTTATGATAAACCGCTGGTGTATTATCCGCTATCGACATTGATGATGGCTGGTATTCGCGATATCATGATTGTCAATTCACCAAACGACGCAGAAGCATTCAAGCGACTCTGTGGTGATGGATCTCAATGGGGCATCAATATCTCATACTCAATCCAGCCAGAGCCAAAGGGTATTGCTGAGTGTTTCCGTATCTGCGAAGAATGGATCGGAAAGGATGATGTTGCGCTTATTCTTGGCGATAACATTTTCTATGGAAATGATTTGATTAATCGTTTCGCTCATGCTAACTGGAACAGAACAGGATGTACTCTATTTGCATATCATGTCAGTGACCCTGAGCGATTCGGCGTTGTTGAGTTTAACGATAACAATGATCCCATTGATGTTCACGAAAAGCCAGCCAACCCACCTAGCAATTATGCAGTAACAGGTTTATACTTTTATGATAATAAAGTGGTAGACTATGCTTGGCAGATTACACCGTCGCATCGCGGTGAACTGGAAATTACTGACATCAATAAATTGTACATGAAGAATCATGATTGTAAAGTTGAGTTTTTGAATCGTGGTGTTGCATGGATTGATACTGGGACATTCGAGTCTTTGTCAGAGGCATCTGTTTTTGTTGGATCAGTACAAAAAAGAACTGGAACGATGATTGCATGCCCCGAAGAGATTGCTTACAAGCATGCATGGATCACACAGAAACAAGTTGAGGACCAGGCTAATAAGTATGCCAAGTCGGATTATGGTAAGTATTTGTACAAAATTATTCACACGAGGATTTAATTATGCATTTTCTAGTAGTTGGTCGAGGATGGACGGGTAAAAAGGTATTCAAGGAATTGCTTCAGCGTGGGCATGTGGTAACATTTTGCTCCCATGAAGATGCAATCGATACTATAGAAAGAACCACATTTGATTGGGTTGTAAACTGTGCTGGTAAAACGGGAACCCCAAATGTTGATGCCTGTGAGTTGGACAAGCAGGGTACTATTGACGCCAATGCAATTTTCCCAGCATTATTGGCTAATGCATGTGGATGGAGAACTCGTTTGGCGCATTTCTCCAGCGGGTGTATCTACATGGGTGATATTGATGATGTGGACGCTCCACCAAACTATTTTGGTAGCATCTATTCAGTATCCAAGGGTGTTTCAGATGTCTATCTTGGCGATAAAGCGCAGGTTTATCGTATTCGTATGCCATTTACTGGTGTCAACGAGTCTAAAAATTATCTTACAAAGGTCTATAACTACGCCAAACACGGTAAGTTAATTGATGCTGGCGAAAACTCATTAACAGATCTTGATGAGGCTGTAAGCGTCGCCTGTAATCTTATGGAAGAACACGAGCCTAATGGGTACTATAACCTGGTAAATAAGGGTTCTGTAAACATGCATGAACTTGCGGATCTTATGAAGATTGACCCGCAATGGTACACTCCAGAAGAATTTAAGGCAGCAACAGCAGCTGGGCGGTCAACCTGCACCATTCCTGCTTATGAGGGTATGTCGGATATTCGAGATGCACTCAAGAACGCTATTGCAAGTATGAAACTCTAAATATACTAAATAAAAGGTAATCCCACAGTGTGGAGAGAGTATGTTACAGTTCTCTGCCTTTTTAACAGAGGCGTCTAAAGCCGTAGGAATCCAGCATCTAGAGCATCCCTCTGATCGCACATTTGACGGTTCAAAACCAGCATCTCAAGCACTCACTGCTCTCCGAGGTGTTGCGCTCGGGCGGAGTCCAATTACACGCAAAATCGATGACAAGATGTCATTCCAGATCGTCCGTGAAAAGGACGGTCGCGTTGGCGTAAAATACAAGGGTCCAGGCGCCAAGTATAACTACACTGCATCCGACGTCGACACTCAGCATGGCAAAAAACCATACCTTGCTGAGCCGCTTAAAGCCATTCTAGCACATGGCTACAAGGTTCTTCCTAAAAGAGCTGGCGAGTGGCAAGGTGGATTTATGTCCACTCCAGAAACTCGTGAAGAAACCGATGGTAAGATCTCACACACTCCAAACACTATTAAGTATGCCGTCGATAAAAATTCTCCAGAAGGTAAAAAACTAGCCAAGTCTAAACTCAGCATCACAGTCCACACTGAGTTAAAAGGTAGAAACAAAAAGGCAACACCTATCACGGATCAGTCGGAGTTTGGAGAACATCCAGATGTTCATCTAGTTAAACATGCTATCGGTAAAGAAGAACAAAGGTTAAGCCCAAAAGATCGTAAAGCCGTTGTGGAAAGATTAGCGGCTGCTCAAAAACTGATGAAAGGTCATTCCTATGAGCATCTTGCTGGTCACGAAGCAACACTCAGAACCTATGTAAACTCAACAGTCGACTCTGGTGAAAAACCAAATGTGCAGGGATACACTCGCCATCTTGCAAACAGATGGGCAAAAGAAATCGACAAGGTTAAAACTGAGAAAGCCAAAAATGCTAAAGCCGCTGCTCGTGACTCTGCACTAGAGCATGTAAAGAACAATTCTGCTGCGTTTAAAAATACATTCGATATTCATCATAACACGCAAAAAGCAACTAATCTGCTTGCTCGCGGTTTAAATAAAACTGCAAGTGGCGAATATTCGCATTCTATTAGCGGTAAAGAATCTGGACCAGAAGGTTACTTTGCGAAAGGATTAAAAGTTGTAGATCGTGAAGAGTTTAGTAAACTTAACAGAGCAAGATCTGCAGTGCTACGAGGACAAAAGAGTATCATATGAGTAAAGCAACATTTACTTTTGGCAGATTTAACCCACCAACCGAAGCAGGTCATGGTAAACTTGTATCTGCTGTTCAATCACATGCTGAGGAAAGTGGTGGCAAGCATTACATTTTCCCATCGCACACACAAGATTCTAGAAAAAATCCATTGTCACACGGCGAAAAGGCAGGCGCGTTAAGAAATTTATTCCCGAATGCCAATGTTGTATCTAATAGCAAAGTTAAAACTGCAATTGATGCAATGAAGCATCTAGAATCTAAAGGTCACACGCATGTAACAATGGTTGTGGGTTCTGATCGAGTAAAAGAGTTCCACACTTTACTCAATAAATATAGAAAGAAAGAATTTCCAGGAATTAAAAAAGTCGAAGTTAAGTCTGCTGGTCAACGAGATCCAGACGCAGAGGGTGCAGAAGGTATGTCTGCTTCTAAACTTCGTGGTTTAGTTAAGGCAGGTAAACGCGACGAGTTTGTTAGCCATTACAGTAACAAAGAACTCGGTGCATCAATACATGATAAGGTAAAAAAAGCAATGAGCGAAGAAACAAATTCACCAATCGGCATTTTCCTACTTGGCGGTCCAGGTAGCGGAAAGGACTATGTCCTGAAGAATATCTTTTCTCGATTTGATCTTGTTGAGGTTCAACTAGACCAAGTGCTTTCGGGTAAAGCCTCTGAACTATTGGAATCAAATGCAAACATTGTCGTCAATGGTGCTGCTGACGCGGATAAGATTGAACTCGTTAAGACTATGCTCGAAGGCTATGAGTTTGATACTGTATATGTTTCTGTAACTAACAAAGTTTCTCGCGCTCGCAATGATGAACGAGCAGATCCACTCCCAGAAAACAAGCGTTTAGAAAAGTGGTATCGTTCTGAAAAACTATCAGAAGAACTAGATTGCTTCGTGTTTAATAATTCAATTAATCTAAACGAATCTAGTCAAATGGAACAGATTATGTTCGCAAGCCAGATCGAAAAACTACTGGAGCGTCTAGTAGAAAGAGGGCTGGCATTATCTGAAAAAAAGTTGCCATCAGTTGCAAAAGATAAAGCGTCTGGATTGCCAAAGAAGTATGTTGCTGGATTGAGTGCATCAACGGCGAAGGCTAGAGCATCACATTGGAGAGAAAAGGCAAAACTTTCTGACAGCGATCCTCGTGCATACGAACCAGCTCCTGGCGATGCAACTGCCAAAACAAAGCCAAGCAAGTATACACTAAAAGTCCGTAAGATGATGGACGAAGCCAATGAGAAAAAGATTCGTCGCATAGCTCGCAGTGGAAACATCACTGCTGTTATGAACAAGAGAAAAGAAACGGGTCGTGTTTCTGAGGAAACAGTCGACGAAGGTGCGGCAGATAAGTCTTTATCAGCAAAAGCAGCCAAGTCAGGAATCTCAGTTTCTACTTTAAGAAAGGTGTATCGTCGTGGCGTTGCTGCTTGGAACTCTGGTCACCGCCCAGGAACAACGCCATCACAGTGGGGTCATGCTCGCGTGAACTCATATATCTCTAAAGGTAAAGGCACTTATCATGGTGCTGATAAAGATCTAAGAGAAGATATTGATCAGATGTTTGAACAAGAGATGGATTGCTGTCCAGAAAACTACGAAGAAGCCGTAGATCTAACACCAACATTGGCAAAATCATCCAAAAAGAAAAAGTCGCAAACAGTTCCACCTAATGCAAGAGATGCTGCTTTGGATGGTCTACCAGTCGTTACGAGCGGTTCGTATGTGCGCGAAGATATTACTTTGGAAGAAGCTGTCCAATACCATCTAGAAAATAAAATCTCGTTTACTGAAAATGCTTTCCGTCCAGGGTCAGAGATGTTTTTTGAAATGATCTCTGAAGCCAGACGCCTTTATTCTGAAGGCAATTATGCTCCAAAAGACGAGTGGGAAAGGGATATGCTTAATTCAAACATTGGCGAAATTGCCGAGTTTGAAGGGCAACAAGTTGTCCTAGATTATCCAGTAGAAGAAGGTTTAGAAGAAGCCTGTTGGTCTGGGTATACACAAAAAGGATTAAAGAAGAAGGGCAACCGAATGGTTCCCAACTGCGTTCCTGTAAATGAAGAAGATAAAACTGATGGCAAGGGCATTGGTAAGCCATGGCGCGAAGGTGGCGGTGGTGCGGTTTATGTTCGCACTGGTGATGGTGGCGTCAAGAAAGTCCGCTTCAGTCAGTCTGGAATGGCAAAGAAGTTCAATGATCCAGGAGCAACAAAGTCATTCGTTGCTCGCCATCGTTGCTTAACCAATAAGGATAAGACCAGCGCGTCTTATTGGGCATGTCGTTATCCAAGATTCTTTAGCAATTCAGGCAAGATATGGTGGTAAAGCCATATATTGACGAACAACTAAATAAATCGAGTTTTGTGCGTACATTCAAACACGATGTTTTAACAGAAGAATTGGTCTGGCATCGTGACGAAAAGGGTAGATATATTGAGGTTATAGAAGGTTCTGGTTGGGAAGTTCAATTAGAAAATAAACTTCCAATACCATTAATTAAAGGCGATAAGTTTTTTATTCCCGCAAAAACTTTTCATAGAATAAAACGTGGGACAAATGATCTTACAGTAAAGATCGAGGAATTATAAATGGCGAATGTAAAAGTTCCAGCATTATTGCATAAGATGTCAAAGGCTGCTCAGAAGGCATGGTATAAAAAGAATAACATGACGATGCCCTCAGAAGTAGAGGGTGGCGGTAGATCTGCAGCTGCTGCAAAACGAGTTGTCGCTCCTGCACCTAGAAAGCAGATGACAGCTGCGCCACAATCTATTCGTGCTATGAATGCTGCGCGCCAAAAAGCGTACTACGAAAAAGGTGGTCGCCAACCAATTGGCGCTGGTGGATCTGGTGGCAGCAGTTCAATGGCTGGCGTCGGTCAAAGCAGCGCAAAGGAAATCATCAAGGGCATCAAAGCAGGATATAATCCAAAGGTTGCTCTAGTTCGTTACACTAACGAAGAAGCCGAGCAAATCGACGAAGTCACCAAGAAAGAAGCTGAAGCAGCTCTTGGTGGTCCAGTAAAAACAAAGCCAAAGATGCCAGCAGGAAAGCAACCAGAAGGGTATCGCTATGTTCGCGCTCTTGCTCGCAGGGCAATGAAGGCAGGATTGAAGAAAGAAGAAGTCGAGCAGATGGATGAAGCTCGTAGGTATAAAATTGAACCTAAAGAATCTCCTGTATTCAAAAATTCAGAAGCAAACCCAAAGATGCGACACTTTAGTATCTCTGTTGGGAATAAAGAAGTTGGCTGGCTAGAACATGACAAGGAAGACGACACAGTCCGTGGTAGTTTGCATGGCAAGCCTGTCAACATAAGCAGACATAAAGGGGATACTGTTGCCGACAAATTCAAATCATATATCAATAGAATGAAAGAAGAAGTCGAGCAAGGCAGAGGCAGATTAATGAACTCGCATGTTGCCTATCTAAGACCAAAAAAAAGTGCTCCATCGGATGTAAAAGATCACTTTGAAGTTCCAGTTAACTCAGATAGCAAAAAAGGTGCTCACGGCAAGTTTGCCAAAATATTTGGTAGCAGCATGGCCAAACACTATGAAGTTGTTCATGTAAAGCCATTTGTAAAACCAACAGTTGCAGAAGAAGTCGAGCAAATTGATGAAATTGATTACAAAAAGTATCTCAAAGTGAGTAGAGAAAAAAGACCACTTACGATGAAATCCGTCGATTCTGCTCTAGCTGCGGACAAAGCTGGTGACCCAAATCCACTTAGAAAACTTCAAAACACTAATGCAGCACGAAAATTTGCTCAAAAACAATTGACTAAAAAGTTCAATGCATCTCAGCCAGCAAAACCATTTCCTGTATATGAACCAGGACGTAGATATGTTGGTGATAGCGTTGAACTTGACGGTCCTACGATTGATGAGGCTGGCTATCAGGTTGTCGGAACCACAAAAGATAAAGAAACCTTTAGATCAAAAGTGCATCCTAAAAAGGCTGATGCTCTAAGCACGCATTATAAAATGACAAAGAGCCGTAAGTACAAAGACATTAAACTTGTCAAAGTTCAAGAAGAAGTCGAGCAGATGGATGAGGCTCGTCGCCGTATGAGTGCAGCAGAAAAGTTGGGTCGTGCATTTGATCAAGAACAACAAAGAAGTGCATTGAGCCGTCAGCGTGGGCTAGATTTATTGAAGCAAAAAGACACCGAAAGAATGCAAAATAAACTTGCATCTGGTAAAATGTCCCCATCAGAAGTTATGACAAAACTAAAGAAAGAAGAAACCGAGGAATCCACTATGAAGTACATCGAAGAAAAACTAACAGCTGCTGATCCAGCATCAAAGTGGATTAGCGATTTCGTCAAGTCAGACAATCCAAAGTTTGCTGGGAAGAGCAAGAAAGAGCGTATTCAACAGGCTCTAGGTGCTTACTACGCGAAAAAGCGTGGAACAAACGAAGAAACCGAGCAGGTGGATGAAGTTAATCGAAATAAAACAAAAACAGACGATTATGGTGGACGCTATTTGGATTCAATCAATCGCGATAAAGAAATAAAAGAACTAGAAAGAAAAATCAGTAAAATGTCGCCAAACGATGGCGGTGGACGCTATTTGGCTGGACTCAAACTTGATAAAATGAAGGCAATGAAAGAAGAAGTCGAACAGGTGGATGAAGTAAATGCTCGCAATAGTTTTGTTGCTACTCAGCAAGCACTCACACCTCGCGCTAAAGATGTTAAAGCATCTGTAGGAACTACACGCCGTGACGCTGCTGTGACGAATAAGTATGCTCGCCGCATATCAAAACTATCTGGTGGCGACTATTCAAAACAAGATGTTAAGGGCAACCTAAAGAGTCTTGCGAAAGAAGAAGCCGAAGGTAAAGTTGCTGTAACTCCAAAGGAAAAGTCGCTCGCTGCGCATCACGGCGATAAGACCAAAATTACTTTCGGTGATGTGCTCAAGGCTCGCTTAAAGTCAGCCGCTGCAAAAAAGATGGGTAAATAAAATGACAGACGCAATTGAACGATCCGCTGAAGATAAAGGTGAATACGATTACGAAGGCGACATGGCGAAGTCTCAGCTTCGCAGCATTCTAGCCAACGCAAAGCGTCTTCATGAAATGTTGAAGCCTGACTCAAATTTACCTGAGTGGGTTCAAAGCAAGATTACACTTGCTGAGGATTATATCCTTACAGCAGCTAATTATATGGAAGGCGAGATGAACGAAGAAATGAAGCCATATGTAAAAGCTGCTCAGCAAAAATTTGATCTGGAAGCCAGAGCAAATCGAAAAAATACAAAACAAGCAGGAAGTGCAGCTGCCGATTACGAACGAAAGAAACAAAAAGAAGCCGATGTTGCACTCAAAGCAATTAAATTTGCTAAAGGCAAGAAAAATAAGATAGACATGAAGCCACAATTAAATGGTGAGAAAGATGCAAACATTCAATGACTTTTTAAACGAAGCATTTGATGATGTTATTCAGATCGATGCGCGTTATCTAGAAGAAAATTTAGATCAGATCAACAGTGAACTTGATGCGTTGACTGAAAAACCATATCAAAATGCACCTATCTTTTTAAACCAATTGCGTGGTGTTACAGAAAGATTTGGTTTCCCATTACCGCAGTCTGCAACCAATAACTTTTTAGATCTTGGCGCCGAACTAGTCTATATGCTAGGCGAATCAGACTATCATCTCTATGTCGTTTATGACACTGGAGAAGATGGATTCGTTGACGGTTATGCTCAAGTTGTATCAAACGACGAGCTGGAAGATCTATTAAATATGGACTCCGAGGAAGTTCTCGGGGATCGCGAAGAGATGCCAGTAAGACATTCAGACTGGTATCGTAAGCGCGATGATGATGCGGGTAACACGAACGAATATTAATCTATGCTTTTTGATGAATTGAATGATTCCAATGTTTTGTTATATGCAGCCAAGTGCTACGATAAGCCTAACTGCATACAAAGTGAATTCGACGACGATTACAAAACATTTAGATATATTAAACGATTACTTCACCGTTATCGTTTGACTGGAGAGATAAAAGAAAGGTTACTGTTAAACCATCTTATATTGTGCCAGAATGTATTTGGTGTAGAGGCGAGCACAAGAATATTATTTTTGCGTATTAGCGAAAGCGATTATAGCGCATTAAAGACTTTTCTAGTGTTCACTTCAGCTATGCCAAATATAATTAAGGGCATCGATGGTAAAGATATTCGATCGAGCGATATTCAATTAGACGGCAGACTGGTCAGCATATTAAGAAACATCTAATGAAAAGATTAAAGCAAATCAAAGAAGAAACAATTGTTAACACTGTTGGCAGTGGGCAGATTGCTGGATTAGAACCAGACACGCCACCAGTACCAAAGGGTGTTACGACTAAAGGAAGCATGCTTCGCCGCAAAAAATTTGCTGGTAAAGAAGTATTCGTTGTTTCTTCAGACGCATTTAATAAAGCAAAACTAGGCAAAAAGAAATTTGAACATTACTCTAGTTATGTTGGTCGTGATGAGATTGGCGAAGCCATTCGTCAATACGCGAAAGAAAATAGGGATGCGCCGATCATCCTCGAGGATGAATTGACTGGCGCCATGGTATATTTAAAATACGGTAAGAGGTAATTACAATGGATTTACTACAAACAGCTGAACAAGGTTTAAAGAATTGGATTCTAAAGGTAACAGTCGGTACACTAGCAAGTATTGTGCTTATTGTTGTTCTTATTCTCATGGTTGGCATTTTCTTACCTAATGAGCAGGTAGATAACAAGGATATCTTTGCAATCATCGGACCAGCATTTAACACCGTAATCGGTGCGTTCGTTGGTCTACTCGGTGGAATGCAGATTGCTAAACTTGGCGAAGATAAGAAAGACAAGCCAGCCGATCCAACACCAGAGTCACCATTACAAGAAACTGTTCAAGACGCAGTTGAAGAAATCGACGATCATATCGCCTGAGGTGAAACATGAGTCTTAAGAATCTACAGACTAAGATTGGTATTTCTGCTGATGGTTCCTGGGGAGCAGGAACCTTTAAAGCGGCAATGGCTTACTACAAACTAACACCTGTTCGTGCTGCTCACTTTTTTGCTCAAACAGCACACGAAACAGGTGGGTTTAAGGCATTCTCAGAAAACTTGAATTACTCAACAAAGGGTCTTCGAGGAATCTTTGGGAAGTATTTCCCATCAGATGCTATTGCTTCACAGTATGAGCGCAAGCCAGAAAAGATTGCTAACCGCGTGTATGCTTCTCGTATGGGTAATGGACCAGAATCCTCGGGTGATGGTTGGAGATATCGCGGTCGCGGAGCATTACAATTAACAGGTAAGGATAACTACAAAGCCTTTGCTGATTACTGCAAGCGTCCAGATGTAATGTCTAACCCAGATCTTGTTGCTACAGAACTAGCATTCGAATCAGCAATGTTTTTCTTTGAGCGCAATAAACTCTGGGCAATCTGTGATCAAGGCGTGACTGATGCTGCTATTTTATCCATCACCAAAAAGATTAACGGTGGAACACATGGTCTAGCCGATCGCTCTGAAAAGACAAAGAAGTATATTGGCTGGGCAACTAGTGCAACTCCTGCACCAGCAGTAGTGACTGCACCAAAAGCAGCTCCTGCTGCAGTTACAGCAGATATGCAGTTGTCTGAGCACTTCAATCTTAAAGAGTTTACCAAGTCAGAAACTGCTATTCGCAAACGCATTGATAACACACCTGGACCTGAACATGCTCAAAACCTTAAGACTGTCTGTGAAAAAATCCTTGAGCCTGTTCGTAAACATTTTGGTAAGCCTGTTCGTATTAACTCTGGTTATCGCGGTCCTGCCCTTAATGCTGCCGTTGGTGGTTCTAGTAAGTCACAACATTGTAATGGCGAGGCTGTCGACTTTGAAATCGACGGATTAGCCAACCCAGAACTTGCTAAATGGGTAAGTCAAAACTGCGATTTCGATCAGGTTATTCTAGAATTTTATGACCCGAAAGAAGGTCCAAATTCTGGATGGGTGCATGCATCGTATACTTCTAAGGGTACAAATCGCAAGCAATTACTCACAGCAGTAACTGTAAACGGAAAAACTGTATACAAGCCTGGATTAGTTTCTTAAGAATATGAAAACGCTGGAGGAGAAGAAACTCCTAGTCAAGATGATGCGCCTTTTTGGTCAGCCTGTTGACCTAGCACTTCTTGAATCTATCAAAAGAGAAGAAGAATTAAGTAAGGCATTCTTCAAAGAACAGATCCAGCAGCCAAAGATTGAAGTGCAGATGGCAGTTGAACCTATTGTTCAACCTGTCATTGAATCTCCAGTCAAGATTCTTAAAACAGATTCTAATCCAAGGCTTACGAAGGCACTGGAAAGTCTATCCAAGGAAGATCTTATCGATGTCATCGAGGAGATGACCACAGACATCGATATTATGGAACTTTATGAGTTAGAAGAAGAATCATTAATCTACATGATTCGTGAGTTGTCTAAGAGCAAAAGCGAACCAATTGTTGATGTTCCAAAAATAGTTGAGGCTGTAGCTGAAGAAGAAGATAAATCTGTACTTCTACAAAAAGAGTTTGAGAATCTACAGAAAAAACTTGACATGCTACAAAAAAGGTTTAATAATAGTATAGCCACAGGAGGCGGTGGCGGTGCTGTTAGAATGAGTGACCTGGATGATCTTATTGCGAAACGCGATATCATTCCTGATCTAGATGAAGTGTTTAGCCTTGGTTCTCCTGATAGAAGATTTAAAGATCTATTCTTGAGTGGTAATACAATTACTCTTGGTGGAACAACGATTAGTGCTGATACTTCTGGTGGTGGGTTAATCATTGGGCAAACATCTGAAGAATCAAATACTCCACCAGTAACTATCTCTACTGAATCATTTAGAACAGCGGCAGCACCTATTGATGAGAACGAAAATGCGGTCAAACAAAGTTATACAGTATCAACAAATAAAAACGCCACAAGTACTGGTCCCATAAAACTAAATAGGTCGGTGGTGTTTAAAATACCTAAAACTTCGAAGTGGAAAATTTTGGCATAATAGGAATACTCAATGTCTAGCGCAAGTCTTATTCTAGAAGGTGCAAATACTGGTCAGGTAACATTAACTGTTTCCGATGATGCAGGTGGCGCCACATTTATTCTGCCGAGTGTAGATGGCACCAATGGTCAAGTATTAACCACAGATGGACAAGGGTTTCTTAACTGGACATCGTTAATCTCTGGTAATGGTGCCTTCGGTTCGCAAGGTTATCAAGGATACCAAGGCTATCAGGGACACCAAGGTTTTCAAGGCGCACAAGGTCGACAAGGTGTACAAGGTGTACAAGGCGCCACAGGAGTACAAGGTGCTACTGGTGTTGGAGCACAAGGCATCCAAGGCGCAGCAGGTCCACAAGGTTTTCAAGGCGTTACTGGCACTGGCGCACAAGGCGTGCAAGGTTCTGTTGGAGCACAAGGTTTTGTTGGTGCGCAAGGTGCTGTTGGAGCACAAGGTGCAGTTGGTGCTCAAGGCGTACAAGGCGCAGTTGGACCGCAGGGTGCGCTTGGCGCTCAAGGTTTTCAAGGAGCACAAGGTGTACAAGGTGCTACTGGCACTGGAGCACAGGGCGCGCAAGGTAATGTTGGTGCTCAAGGAGTTCAAGGTGCAGCTGGCACTGGTGCTCA